CTGTGATATCAGAAGATTTTCACTATAAGCCCCACCCAACGCGTAAACTCAGAACATGGCTTTGCCGATGTGATTGCGGCAATGAGCGGTATTTTATTGGCACTAAGATCACACGAGGAAAGACAAAGAGTTGTGGCTGCGCGGCAGTCTTAGCGCCATACAAACATGGGGCATCGGGTGCAAATTCGTCCCCGGCTTTAAAACGTACTTACAATTCGTGGGTGAGTATGAAATGGCGGTGTGAAGGGCATAATGAGGAGGCCGCGAGGAATTATTCCGACCGCGGGATAACGGTCTGCGACAGATGGAGGGAGTCGTTCGAGAATTTTTTATCGGACATGGGTGAACGCCCGGTGGGAAAGACACTTGGTCGTAGAGACAACGACGGGGGTTATGAACCAAACAACTGCCGGTGGGAGACGACTATGGAACAACATATGAACCGTAGAGCCACTAAGTTTGTGGAATACAAGGGGGAGAGAGTTGTTCTTTATGATTTGTGCGCGGCATTAGGCAAGCCCTATTTAAACGTGTGCTCCAGAGTTAACATGGGTTGGGACTTAGAGATGGCGTTAAATACTCCCGTTAATAAAAAACCCACAATAATTTTTAGAGGGCAGGAGTTTGGTTTAAACGATTTTTCCAAGTTGTTTGGAGATCACAGAAAGAGGGTTTATGCAAATTTGTACAGAGGCTTATCTATCTCAGAAGCTCTAAAAATTCCTATTTATGAACAGTGGCAAGGTGGAAGGATTAAAACACCGTTCTTTGATCTCATCCCACTTCCCCCCGAATTAGCTGCGATATAAAACACGCACCCCATCACAATTTCATTGACATCATCTTGATTTTTCATATCCTATCAGCATGCAATTATCAGATCGCACAGGAACCGAGCAGAAAGAATGGCGTGAAAGCCGCGCCTGGCAACGCTCATGGCTTGCGGCACAGCTCGGGGTCAGCCCATCGGCAATGCGCAAGTGGGAACAACCCCAAGCGTTTGTCCCACTCATCGTAGTTATAGCTTGCGAGGCTCTTGACGCCCGTATGGAGCAATTGAAGAAAACCTCGAACGGAGATTAACCGTATGATTACTTTAACAATAATTCTCACCCACAGCCCGCATCCACTGCAATTTCATTTCGATAAGTATGCTGACGGCGAGAAGGCACTCGGCCTTTGCGGCGGTGATCGCCCCCACAGCGCGGTTCGGATCCATGATGATTATAATTGCCTGGCTGATATTCGCCCGGAGGCTATCGCCGCCGCCATCCTCACTGACGTTGAGCAGGAGATGAAGGCGTACGAGCAGGTTGAGCTTGAGAAAATTCGCAAGGACGTACGGTTAAACAAGAAAGCCAACGCCGAAGTCGGAAGCGGCTTACAGATACCCGGTCAGCAACGTTTCGTAAACAACAACTAAGGAGTACCTCGACATGCCTGTAACAAAACGCAAAGCCACTAAGCCCGCCTTGAAGTCCAAAGCCAAACCCACACTGAAGTCCAAAGCCAAACCTACACTGAAGCCCAAAGCCCCCACCGGCAAGAAGCCTAAGGCCGTCCTGAAGGTGCCCAAAGCATCGGCTAAAAAGATTGCCGTGCTGATCCGGGCGGAACGTGAGCGCAAAGGGAAGCGCGTGCGGTTGATCGCCAAGGCGAAAGCCAAGAAGTCTGAAGCGGGACGTGCCAGGCCCGTGGCAACCCCTAAGTTTATCCCCAGCATCTAAGGAGACCGCTCATGACCGAGATTTTCAACGTCCTCGTCGTTTACCCCCCAAGCTACGACGCGAGCCAGTCCATGTTTGACGTGGCGTGCGGATTTTCGGAGAGTTTGAAAAAACTCGGTCATGAGGCGGAACTTACGATCGATCCTACGGCGGTTCATCCTGCCGGGACGACGCTGGTGTTTGGTGCGCACCTGGTGCCAAAGTTCGGCGGCGCGCTTGAAGGTGGGGATTATATCATCTACCAGCTTGAGCAGGTTCCGGCAGACGGTGCCTATAATGAGTGGATCACGCCGGGGTATATTGACATCCTGAAGCGGTATCCGGTTTGGGATTACAGCCCGTTGAATATTGAAAATCTCAAAGCCCACGGCGTTGATGCTAAGTACGTGCCAATTGGCTATAGCCCGTGTATGAGCAACTTCCACAAAAGCGAATCGGCGTGCGTCAGCGGCAAATCGAGGATAGAGTATAAGGAGTGGACGGGTATCCGCTACGACGTGATGGACTGCGACGTGATGTTCGTAGGTGGCATGAACCCGCGGCGGCAGAAGATCGTGGATGAGCTTCGGGGTAGGGGGCACGTCGTCACTACGCCTGTAGGATTTGGCGGTTGGCGGGATAAGACTATCGCGCGTGCGAAAATTCTCCTCAACATTCACTATTTCGACACGGCCATTTTCGAGATCGAGCGTGTGTCGCATTACTGGGCGAATAGTAAGTGCGTGGTCAGCGAGATTGGTAAAGACAGTAATCTGGAGTTTCAATATTACGGAAGTACACCGTTCGTGAAGTACGACGATATAGTGCCGACGGTTGAGCGAATACTTACCAACCCTGATGAACGTAAGGGATATGAGAAGTCCGGCTTTGAGGTTTTTTCAAAGCAATTACTGGCAGACACTTTGAGAAAGGTTCTGGTGTGAAGGCTTTTGTAACCGGCGTTGGCGGCTTTCTCGGATCGCACCTTGCGGAAGCCTTGCGGGGGCAGTATGTTGTTGATGGAAACGACAGCCTTGTTTGCGGTAGCATTGATAATGTCCCCGAAGGCGTTGCTTTTTACGATACGGATTGCCGCGACTTCGACGGCATGCGTGATATATTTGACGATTGCAGGCCGGATGTTTTAATTCATGCCGCCGCCACAGCTTCTGAAGGATTCAGTGTTTTCAGCCCGAGTTTCATTACTAAGAACATTTACGAAGCCAGTGTGGCGACGTTTTCCGCGGCAATTGCCAACGGCGTCAAGCGCATCGTGTTCATGTCCAGCATGGCGAGATACGGGATGAATGCACTACCTTTTACTGAGCAGACCGCCCCCAGGCCGGTTGATCCCTATGGGTGTGCGAAGGTCGCCGCGGAGCAAACGTTGCGAATACTTTGCGAGACGCATAATGTGAAGTACAGCATATTAGTACCGCATAATATCATCGGGATTAACCAGAAGTATGACGACCCCACGCGGAACGTAGTGTCGATAATGATTAACCGCGTATTGCAGGGGAAGCCTATTATAGTGTATGGCAAGGGTGATCAAACGAGGTGCTTCAGCCCCGTGGAGGATTGTATTCCGCCTATTTTGCGAGCGGTGCACGGAGCCGCCGACGGCGAAGTGGTAAATATCGGGCCTGACAGCGGGGCAATAACCATAATCGGGCTGGCTCAGCATATTTGCAGACGCATGGGGGTTAAGGAAGAGATCGTGCACGTTGGTCCCCGCCCTACGGAAGTTAAGCACGCCTATTGTTCAAGCGACAAGTCCCGGCGTATGCTAGGATATAAGGAGCAGCAGTCGTTATGGACGTGCATCGATGAGATGATTGAGGATTTACGCCTTAAGGGGCCGAAGGACTTTGTTTATGATTACCCCATTGAGATAAGCGAGGGCTGCCCGGCGACGTGGAAGGAACGGTTACTGTAACCATGTATTTTTGGAGAAAACCCATGACCAGGAAGATAAGCAAAGACGATTTGCCGGAACTGAACACACCGCCCGTGCCCGCGCTTGACGTGCCAGATATCTTTGCGGCAATCGAAAGCCTCACCAATCTTATCGAGCAGCTGACCCAAACGGTAGATTCCTTACGCGAAGGCTTCATTGAGCTTGAGGGCAGGGTTAATGAATTGGACCTGAGGGAAAGGGATGCCTCGGTATTTCCCCCACCATTTAGTTTACCCACCCCCTCGCCCACACCCGGGTCAGCCATACGCGTCACCAAAAACCCGGATACGTTCCTCTTCGGTCTCGAACGGCAATACTCCGACGGAAGTTGGCAAGTCTATGTGCCTGAGAAGAGTTTCCGTTCGGTTGACGAAGCGCGGGATTTCTTTCAGCAGCACAAAGCGACCCTCCGCGCGATTCCTTCTGATCTCGGCCACCTGACGGATTGATCATGTTAATCGACGCATTTACCTATTTCAACGAAGCTAATATATTAGATTTCAGGCTGAAGTTGCTTTATCCCATCACCGATATGTTTGTGATTGTCGAAGCTGGTCACACCCATTCCGGTAAGCCGAAGCCGTGGAATTTTGAACAATCCAAAGACCAGTTCGCATGGGCGATGGATAAGATTGTCTATGTGAAATACGAAGTGCCGAAAGACTTGCTCGTGCCTTACGAATCACCCGAAGCGTATGATCCTGCCCACATCTGCTGGCAGGTAGAGAACGCCCAGCGCAACGCGATTGCCGACGCGGTTGGTTATATCCGCGGCGACGCGTTCATCATGATTGGTGATGTGGATGAGATACCCAACCCTGATGCTGTTCAATTCCTGCTGGATAACAAAGCCCCTGCCAAAGAGCCGGTGGGTTTTGTGCAGGAGATGTTTTACTATAACCTGAAGAATCTGTTTGGCGGGTGGAACGGCACGGTGATGACAACTGTGGGCGAAGCCAAGATCCGGACGCCGCAGGGTTTGCGGAACAATCGCAGTGGCTGGTCGTCGAATATACTGGGAGGGGGCTGGCATCTTTCTTATTTTGGGTCTCCTGAGAAAGTACGGGAAAAGGTTGTGAGCTTTGCCCACCAGGAGTATAATCGCAACGACTATACGAACGAAGAGCTGATTGCCAAGCGTATAAGTGGTGGCAATGACCCGTTTGACAGGTATATGAAGTCTGTCCCTAAATCCCCAGCGGCGTTCCCTCCGGAGTTTATAAAATACGCAAAAGAGGAGTGGTGGTGATGCGAACACTGAACATCGGATCGGGCAAGGACTATATCGAAGGTGCGGTGAATGTTGACATAAACAGGAATGTGAAAACGGATGTCCATGCCGACATTTCGGATCCGATATTGATAGTGGGCCGCCCGGAGTGGAAAGAAGCCTTTGATCTCATCATCGCCCATGATGTTCTTGAGCATGTGAGCGATCTTGTCCAGACCATGGTTAATTGTAAAGACCTGCTTACTGAAGGCGGTGAGATGGATATATGGGTGCCCTACGACTTGTCTTACCAGGCGTGGCAAGACCCTACGCATGTTCGCGCCTTCAACGAGAGAAGCTGGCAATACTATGACGAATGGGCATGGTATCTACAGTGGACTGATTATGTCCTGCGGCTGGTGAAGATTGATTTCATCCTGGCAGCATGGGTTAAGGATCGGGGAATAACTGCCGGTGAGGCATCGCGTACGCCAAGGGCGATTGAGCAGATGCGGGTAATTTTACGCAAGGTGAAGAAGTGAGTGATCTTCAAACACAAGAAGACTGGATTGAGATATTCCTGAAGTTTATCAAGTTCCTGAAAATTGATTCCAAGGAACTTGAGTCGGACGACCCGACCGGTGGGTCTGAGTTTAAACTGTGGACATCGCAAAAGTTATTCCTGAAGGAGCTGGCGTATGGTCTTAGTAAAGGTATTCGTGTTTTCTATGTTCTTAAGTCTCGTCAGCTTGGTATTTCTACTGTTTCCCTTGCTATTGATATTTTCTGGCTGGCGCTATTTCCGGGGACGATAGGGTCGTTTGTTGTAGACACCGAGGCCAACCGCGAAACGTTTCGCGCTGTCATACGACGTTACATTAAGAGTTTCCCACCAAATTTCTTTGGCAAGTCGTTCAATATTGTCAAAGGTGGTGATAACAGGAACATGATGCGGTTTTCAAATGGGAGTCGTTTGGATTTTCTTGTTGCCGGAACTCGCAAAAATTCAGTATGGGCGGAATCGAAAGGGTATGTGCTGTCGCATCTTTCCGAAGTGAGTAAGTACGGCGATGCTCGCGGTTTGGATTCGTTCAAAGAGTCGATGTCACAGACACATCCTAATCGTTTATATATTTATGAGAGCACGGCATCGGGATACAATCACTGGTATTCGATGTGGACCGAGGCCGCCCGCGACACCGACACCATACATCGCATGTTCATCGGTTGGTGGGCCAACGATCTGAACATGATCAAAGAGAACGATCCTCGTTTTATTAAATACGGTATCGACGCCCCCAACGAAGATGAACGGGCCCAAATAGATTGGGTCAAGACCCATTGCGGCCTGACCATCAAGATGAAACAACTGGCCTGGTACCGATGGCGATGTTCCGACACTTCGGTCGATATGGATTCCATACACCAGCTTCAACCGTGGAACGATGAGGAGTGTTTCGTAAAGTCGGGCAATTCGTTCTTTCCTGTACGCGTGATCGGCGATTTGCTTAAGCAGCTTGAGGAGAATCCTGTTGAGTTTTACGGTTTCCGCTACTGGCTCGGTAACGACTTCTACACCGGCAGGATGGAGGAAATTGTCGATCAGGAACGGGTTGGGGAAGTTGATTTGCGCATCTGGGAAAAGCCGAGGGAGGGGCATCGCTATGCTATCGGTGTTGATGCGGCTCTGGGCAGAACTGATAACGCTGACCAGAACACTATAGAGGTGTTCGATTGCTATGCCGACCAGATGGTGCAGGTGGCAGAATACGCCAGTGACCAGGATGACACGAGGCAAGCGGCGTGGGTATTGGCGTATCTCGCGGGCATCTATACCGATTGCCGGATCAACGTCGATGTGACGGGGGGTTACGGCACGGCGATCATGAATGAGCTTGACCAGCTCAAGCAGCGTATGCGCTCTGAAATGTACAGCAAGCTCACTGGTAGCTACCAGTGGGACGATTTCCTAAGCAACGCTTCGTGGTATTTGTACCACCGCCCGGATAGTATGGGGGCCGGGTATGCTAAAAACTGGGTGTGGGGATCGCGTACTAAGTTCTGGGCGATAAACAGCTATCGGGATAGTTTCTGTTCGAATCTTTTATGTATACGCAGTAAGAGGTTACTCAACCAGATGGCGATGGTCGTGCGCGACGGCAGTGACATCGGGGCGTTTGTCGGCGCCAAGGGACGCCAGCATGATGATCTGGTATTTGCAGCAATTCTTGCTGAGGTGGCTTGGAAGGAATGGCTGCGCCCGGTAATGATCAACGAAAGCTATACGTATGAGTCGGTTAACATGCCGCAAAATACTAGCGCTGGACAAAACATGACTAAGTTTGTAGAATCTATCACACAAAAGTTCTTTAAAGAACAAGCGGAAGCTTCTGAACAATTTGACGATAGGCCACAATATTTAGTCGATAGAGGCTTAGCATAGGGAGTATTTATGGCCGAACCAAGAACCATCCGAAGCATCTTTTCTTCCGACAAACCAAAGAAAATTGACGTTACCGCCCTCGCGCGGGAGATGAAGGGCGAGCCTGAAGAAAACCCTACGGTTGGCGTCGAGGTCGAAGCCCTTTCCCCGCCTGTCGATACGCCGTTCCCAACGAAAGTTGACGAGTCTCCTGCTGAGGAGAAGATTAAAAAACTCGTTGAAGCCGAACGGGCACCTAAGCGCACCGGTTGGAATAACGATATGTCTACGGCCCCGACCGACGGGCAGAGGGTGGTTATCTCCCGTGATGCCAATGATGAAGGGGTCATGGCATACTGGAGGGTGACGCGCAAGGTTGACCGTAAGAACCTGCGCTATGTGACGTATGGCAAGTGGACAGACCAACTTACCCGCATGGACGTGAATTTCGAGCCGCAATACTGGAAGACGTATGTCGCTTCTGAATACTGGCCGGTACGGGGTCGGCAGTCATGAGTGACAAGCAGAAATACAGGCTCACCTTTCGTTGTGATTGCGGGAATGAGTTTAAGAAGATAACGACCAATAAGGATCTTACTACCGCTACCTGCCCCCAGTGCAAGAAAAAGGAATCAGAACGCCGCCTTCGCCTGGGCGATGGGGCGATATCGTCTTCTGACATGGTTGAGCAACCCAACATACTGGCCGTTGAGAAATATAGCTGCGGGGCATGCGGCAAGTTCACTCGCTTTTACAAGGAAGCCGAGGGCGATAAGTTAGGGCATTGCCAGCATTGCGGTAGCGAGGATGTTAAATACATGGGGTATATACCCAGCGGGGTCATATCCACCAGTTCGCAGAACATGATCCGGGCGGTGGACGCCACAGCCAAGATGACTATGGAAACTTACGGTATGACGGACATCAACATGGGTAGTAACATGCGCCCAGGTGATATATGTACACCGAAGCTTCCCCCTGCCCAACAGGCAATGGCCGACGGGATGTTCAATCATGCTAAAAGCCCTATGGCCAAGAATATAAACATGGCGGCTATCGGTAAGAAAGCAATCGCGGGCGCGTATGCCGATCCGAACAACGCTGTGGCACGCCTGCACCAGTCTAAAGTTAAACCGAAGTTCGACTTGATCAACGCCCCTCCCGTCAGTGTTAAATCAGGAGCGAAGATGTCGTCTTATGATAACATGATTAGAAAGCCAAACTAATGCAACTGCCATCATCACATCTTGGTAACTGGGCAAGGGATCTTATCGACGAATGCTCAGTGTCTCTAACCGACCGCGTGCAACGTGGGATAGCCTTCCGCAATCTTTACCTTACTGGTGACATGGACGGAGACTCGGCTGTCTATAACAAGTGCTTCTCTCACATCGAGACGCTTTCTTCGCAGCTATATTCTCCGGTAGAGCTTCGCTTCACGATTGATTACTACGGGTTTGCTTCGGCGGTGCGCAAGGCCATGGCATACGCTGCCACTAACGAATTGCATAGCCAGGTGCGTTCGAGCAACTCTGATATAAAGTTCGGCAGTGCGGTAACATGGTCACTGGTTAAGGGGAACACCTTCGTCAAGCTGCTTTGGGGCAAGAACGGCCTTGAGCCGTACATCATCCAACCTGAGATGATGGGCGTTCATCGTGAAGATATAAACGACCTCGACCGGCAGGAAGCGTTTTTTCAAAGCACGTATTATACGCCTGAGGCTTTCTACAATTTCTTATCGACCAATCCTGACCGGGAAGAGATATTCAAGAAAGTTGGAAAATATTACTCGTCTAAGGAAAATTCGCCCGCGCGGGACACTGAGAACACCTTCAAGAGGATAATTCTCAGCGGCCTGTACCCAGTTGGGTCATCTGATGCAGCATCTCCTTCGTCAGGGGGGCGTAATATTGTGGACTGGATGGGAAGCCCGGCGCCGTCGTTTTCCCCGAAGGTAATGCAGAGTCTTATACGCCTTGATGAATTATGGGTAAAGGACGATGCGCGGGAGGATTATACAACGGTGCAGATTGTTGGTGATAATGTAGTGTCGAGCAAAGACACCCGTCGCAACATCTTTGCCGATATGTTTGACCCTGACGACAAGCAAAAAAGCAAGAAAATCGACCATGACAATCCGCTTTCAGGCCAGCATCCGTATATCGAGGTGTGCCCTAATCCGCTGGAAGGGTATGCATGGGGCCGATCGGAACTCTGCAACGTGGCTCTCGTACAGGAAGCTGTCAATAAGCGTGTAAACGGGATAAACGCCCTTCTCCGCCGACAGGAAGACCCGAATTACTTATTCACCGGCATGACGTCTAGTGCTAAAGATATAATGGCTAAGATCAAGAAGCCGGGTGGGCATCTGGTTGAGCAAAACCCGGGTGCTACGGCCAAAGCTTTACAGACCGACCTGCCTAAAGGGCTTTTTGATACGCTGCACGAATACATTGGTATGTTTGATAACCTTAGTGGTTTCAAAGGTGCGATGGGTGGCGAGGGTGAGCCGGGGGTGCGTTCTTCTAACCATGCCGAAACTCTTGTCCGTATGGGGTCTCCCAAGCTTAAAGATTGTGCGCTGACGGTCGAACGCCAGCTTGAACAGTTCGGCGGGCTTGCGCTAGACATCCTCAAAGCTAAGGTAGCAAAAGAGCAGACGGCTTGGTTGATGCCCAAAGAAAGTATGATGAGCAAGGTTGCTGCGCTGTTTGTTAAGTTCTCGGAAGATGAGTTTGACGATGCTCCTGTTACCGGCATGAAGCCAGTAAAGTTCCTGCTGAATCAGTTGCCGGATTCGTGCAAAGTCTGTGTGGACAGTCACTCCTCGT